CGCACCGGGATCCACCCTCGATTCAGCCTCACCGGTCGAGAGACCGGTACGTCTGGATCTAAGCGACAACCTGTGCGTTCATATGTATACGGTTCTTTACGCCGTTCCATATTGCACACAGACTCGAGCACGTGATTCCAATCACGAGTTTGGGGTTCTAACCCCATCTCCTCGAGGCGCCAAACAGGACTGTGGAACCACTGATAACGTGAATGCCAATAGGCATCACGCCAAACAGTGGAACAACATGTCGTATACTCCGCGATCCCACCATGATCAGGATTGTTCGTTAAGAACAAGTCTTTTCTGGAGGAAGAACGAAGTCTACGCCTTAGTGTCTGGTACGTTGTCACTGCAGCCTCCTCATATCCCGCTACGCGTAAACGCATAGCGATGTCTGAGAGAGACTGTAGATCAACCATATGTTCGGCATCAACTGTAGTCTTCCAACGAACTGGGGTAACATCAACGCCATTAAAAGCGTCGACGCCACAGGATTCGCGAAAGGCTCCTCGCCAAAAGGATTTTGTCCTATTAACGAGCAATCCGAATGATTCGAGGTCGTTTATGACTTCCTCGCAGCACTCGGAAGGTATGATGATGTCATCACCGAACACAAATACAGCGCCGGGTTGATGAAACCCAAGGCGCTGCAATGATGCAACACAAATAGCCCAGAAGACTAGGCTTTGCACAGGAAACGTAGTTGCGTTCCCCATTGGAGCGTAGCTATATAAATCCTCTGTAAGGTCCTTTTGTGAACCGAACTTCGGTATTACATACTTCTGAGCCCGACAACACCCGAAATACTTGTACTTTGATCCAAAAAGGATTTGTACAAGTGGTTCGGAGATGCGATCTGATGCTTCCTTCATATCAATCGTGGCATAACGCCTCGACTGACTTGATTTAAGAGCAATAGATCCATTAACCGACTGGTCGTCAAACTGGATATGGCCCCTCGGCCAAGGTCCAGGAGACGATCTAAAGAGCGATATAGATCGCTCCAGCTCTCGACGCACGGCCTGCTGAATCCAAATGGACTCGGCAGGATGTACACATATCAGGCGCGGCCCACGGCTGTCTTTAGGGACAGCTATGAGTTTCGCCTTAATAATGTGATGTTCTTCAAGACTATCCCAGTGACGAAGGTGATCATAGCAATTTTGCAATGAAAACCAGTCACTGTACGGGAATACTGACTCTATTGTAGAGTACAGGTGCATCCATCTATCCTTAGATGTGATGACCGCGCCGGGACCGTGAGATGGGAAGAAAGGTAGCTTCTCAAGTAGAGGAGCATCTATCTTCTTTTTCGAACGGAATCGGAATAGAACTGATTGAACGTGTCGACGAGCGCTGTCAAGCAACGATGGACTGACTCTTGCGAGCCTAGCGCCAAAGTCGCCAACAGCAAGATTAGTCTCGCGGAAGACCGCGAAACTTTTCTCTGTCGTTTTGTTGTCATGTGTAACAGAGGCCTTATAGCAGAACAGTAGAAGCTGACGAAGAAGGCGCAATTTTTGGGCGTCCACAACGGACTCCCTTGCAAGCCTCCTCAGCCATCTTGGGAAGGTATCGAGATCGGGATTACTCCCATTCTCGACGCAACTCAAGATATACTTCTCTAGCTTAGGTGCCTCATGGAGACACCATTGCAGCCCTTCATAAGATCCTCGTATTTCAGAGAAACCTGTGAGTTGAGCTACATCTGCTAGCAGGCTAATATATGTATGTTCTATAACGTGCATATTACATGGAATACCATCTAGCCTGACCATTCATATTGCCTTCGTAACCCCGCTACAAAACGGGAATTACGACTGCTAACCGTCCTCTATTGAGAAGTATTTCTACTTCTCGTTGTTGAGGATGTCCTCGATGTGGTCGGCATCAGCAACGATGGCCCGGAAGGTAGCAATTAAAACAGCTACGTTACCGGATGTCTCGGTGCTCGGAATGCCAAACGTGAACTGCGCGAAGGTATTAATCTTCACGTTATTCGCGTCCAGAACCACTCGGTCCACTCTGCAAGTATAACGTCGCCCGGGAACTTTGTTCACGGAATCGACGTAATCCTGCGAGCGGATAGTCATCACGTCGGGGGTATTTATGCCCCGCGTGGTTGACTGACGTTTCGACTCTTCATTATTGTCATAAGACTTAATGAAGGCGATCGAGTTATAGGTTTGGTCTGCGTCCATGGTATTTTATTTTCGTTGCTCCGTTTATGGGGTTAACCCATCAGTGGAGAAACTGTTTGGTTGAAGCGGACAGTGAAACAAGCATATCTGGAAAACCAGAATCTGCCTGTCATTATGTCACGCCGGGAGCATCATCCTAGTTACGCGAGAACCTCAATATAAGACTGATTTTAATAATCAAATCTTTATGATTTTCTTGCTTGGCTATTTTGACGAGCGGGAGTACGGATTTAATGTACTCCTGTTCTAACCAATGCATTACACGTTGAGTTTTCATCAACGGTTGACTGCAATGGTTGCATCGGCGATTTGGTGAGCTGATTCCTGAGCACCACGCGGAGCGAATCTGACAATACTCGAGTTTTGCTCGAGAAGTTGTTGAAGATACTCATGCGTAGTCGTATCCGGGTTCGTAAAAGCGGCATCTATAAAGACACCGATTATTGCGATCTCGTCAACACTCAGGTTTCGACGACAGAAGGCCTCCATAAAGGAAACCGTCTGTAAGCTTACTTTCTGAGAGGCCAGAAGAACACTCTGAATTTCTTCAGAGGTCATCGGGGGCTTAACGTCCTGTAAAGGATGGCTAAGCTTTTGACTGGAACCAGATCGTGACTGTTGTTTAGATGACATACTTTATGTTTGTCTTTCTCAACCGTTTAACTGTCCTGGCTACTGCTGGTACGGCCTCAATAATGTTGGTTTGCACCGACTTATTGAAGTTAATAACAGCAGAGGTGATCACTCGTTTCGAACGAATGCTCGTTAGAGCTTGCGTTATCAGGGCAGCCGATATGGCAGCCTGATTTTTTCCGAAACGTGGATTCCAGATCGGCGTAGCCGATCCAGAAACAAGGGATCTCTCGTAGTAGCGATACTTGTGATTACTCACATATGAGCCAATATTCCCGCCGCCACAGGGCGTTTTCACGTCCAAGACGGCTTGAGTATAGAGCGCGTAGCTACGTGTCTTAGTAAAACTGACAATATCATAAGGACTAAATCCTATGATTTTATCAATCAATCTAAGAGCGCCGCTAACATCAACCAACCAATCAACAACGAAGGAGAAAGGAACTAACTCCCACGCTAAGTCGGCAGGCGATGTAGCGAACCGCGAAACAGCAAAATCAATGGCTTTTGAAAGCTCACTGGAATGCTTCTTCGACGGCTTTACTACAAGAACGAATCTGAGCTCGGGGGGACTATCAAAACCCCCTTGCCAGTCCCACGCATAGGTATTGAACCCATTTAAGGGTGCATAACCGTTGGCGTAAGCACTAGGAGCAATCGCAAAGTTCAAATCAGCTTTAGAGCTGAATCGACTCGGCTTTTGCTCGTTGTGTCGTTTAAATCCATCTTTAATCCTAGGCAGATACCTATGAATGGCCATGATGTCTTGAAGAATTGGCGAAACGCCAAACTTCCAGGCAAGAAAGCCACCAGAGGCTGTCCTCAAAACCTTTCGGATACTCTTCCAATTCCCTGCCATCTGTGGCAGAGAAGTGACAAGACTCCTTACGGATGGGACTATCTGATTAGACTCAACGATGTTCAAGAGCACATCAGCTTTAAGCTGAGAAGCTCTCTGCAACAGATTGCTTTTTAGCAATTCTTCGTT